TTTGCCGAACGCCTTTGCGGTTTTAGCGATTCCTACCAATGAATCTTTGAGACCCATGATAGCGCCAATGCTCAGCATTATAGGTGCGGCAAGTAGACCAAGTCCAATACCAATACCCTTGCCAGACTTCTCAGCCATTTTATCGAGCATGCCTTTAAAGCCAGCAATTAACGCTTCTTCCATGTCTTCGGTATTTTGAAGTATACCTTTGAATAGACCAGCATTCTCGGCGTCCGCTCTAGCCTTCTCGCGGCTGTCCTCGATCTTTTGTAGCTTATTACCAACACTACTGTCGCGAAGTTCACTGACAATCTTCGCGTTAGTAGCGCCTAAAGTTTCTTCTAATGTTGCGGTCGAGTCTTTTGCGTTATTAAGAAGCAGTTCGCCCATATCTGTAAAGCTAGTTTTAATGCCTTCAAGATTTACACCATACTTTTTAGCATTTTCTCTAAACTCATCTGCGACCTTTTTCTGTGACTCATCAAGTTCTTTTCTTTTCTGCAGAACATCTAGCTCTTCACGTGTCACACCTAACTTGCTTGCGATCTGATCAGCTTGTTGTTCTTGGAGACTCTTTTGCTTCACATTAGTGAGGCTGAACATATCCCTCAATGACTTGAGAGGACTCTTTTTCTTCTGCTCGCTCTTAGCATATTTGTCTAATGATATACTCGCATTAGTCAACAAACCAGCGCCAATGTTCATAAACACTATCTGGTTCGATAGCGCACGTGACTGTTTGGCAGCAGCTTTGTTAGCGTCTGTGGTAGATCTTAACGTATCACCAGCGATCCGAGGCAGATTATTTTCGTCAGCCATTTTTTATCCCTATTTCTTTTTAGAACTAATTGCTTGCGAACCAAAGAACGCAGCAACGATACCAGCAACAGCTACGAAGTATGTCGGAGCCATATCACCTAATGTTTCTTGTGCTTGATCCAGACCTACTACAGAAGCGATTACAACAGCGAATGGATATAATAACAATCCACCTAATGCAAACCATGTCATGTTACGTTGAGCATCACGCATAGCATCTTGATCTTCAAGTTCTTTACGTTTAAACTCAAGGTACATTGCTTCTTCTTCTGCTGTAACCTTACCATCACCGTTTGTATCGGCTGGATGGAATACCTTTTCTTCTGACATTTGTAAACCTCTATTGTTGTGATCGTTGTTGTTCTTCTTGTTCGTCAAGAAAGTTCTTCAATAGTGTTACATATATCTCTCTTTCAAATGGTATCATATTATCAAGCTCAGTCAAACTGTATTTGTGATGCTGCATCATAGCAAAGTTCAACTGGTACATATTAGCTAACGAGTCATGTACCATGCTTACATAAAAAAACTTTGCATTCCCTCCAGAACAATAGTGTCTTTCTCACCACATTCTGGGCATGTCCATTCAATCGTATGTGACAGTTTCGGGGATGATTCGAAGAAGTTAGTTATCTTCTGAAACTGTGCAGTACTTAACTGCTCAAGCCATTCAGACATCTCTTTCTTAGTGAAGTCTTCATATACTTCTTCAGCATCGTAGATATAATCAACGCACTGAACAACAAGATCATATATCTGCTCTGTTGATTTTGAGTCAATTTTATCTACATCACTAATTCCAGCATAACGCAACTTAATACCAAGTTCGTCATTAAGCTGTATCTTTCCCTCACCAATATCACCAACAACATTAATGTCGTCTAAATTGATCTCAACTTCTGTTCGATGCTTACATTTAGAATCAGGATCAGAGTGAGCCAGTTTCAATTCAATAACTTCACCGACAGACTTTCCTCTCAACTTTAAGAAAAGAAACTCTACATCAAATGTAGCCAATTCATCTACCTTAACATCGCTGAGAATACATGATGTAAGTATATTGGTGATCGCTTTCGATATTTCTTTCTCATCACCACCTTCAAGCGCCATAAGAAGAATCTTTTCTTCTCTCACTAAAAATGGTCTGTATGATATTTCTTTGCCAGTGGATGGTACTTTTGTAACAAACTCTGGCGATGTTAACTTGGGTAAACTCATTGTATTCTCCTAATATAGAATAATTTAAAATAAACTTCTTATCACTGCAACTCTGCTTTTCACTTTGCCTATCTGGGCATTAACGCTATCAATTTTTGCTTTACCTTTCTCGAAACTACCTGCAATGTTACCGAGTCTAGGAATACTGACGCTTCCAGCAACACCATCACGATCAATCCTAACACTCCCGCCCATTCCTCTCTCTGGTTGGTCAGACTTATTGAATATACACTGATAGTTTCTATATGCGAATGTCACATTCATACGCGCAAATGATTCTTCACCCCAAGACATTGAGATTGGATTTATGATTATCGGGTATGCTTCATTCAATGTGTGTATTGATCTTAGATTACCAGCAGCGCCATACTGTCTTATCACTATAGTTCGTGCGTAGTTGTCGAAGTATTTGACATTGTAACTGTTCATAGCAGATCTTTCGCGTTCAACGCCGCTTGGATTAAACGCACCAGTGTTAACCATTTGATCTTGCCACATCTCAAAGTATTCTTTTTCTCTCAAGTCTTCGCTTAAAATAAAGGATACTGAAAGGTCTGCATATGCTTGTCCATATGCAATTTTATTTATTGGTCCATAATTATTGAAGGAATGTTCGAGCGTTGTTATGCTCCTTCCAGGAAGTTCAGTAGCTTCTGCTCTATACTGCATGTCTCTTTCAATCTGACCATCACCATTACCATGGATGTAAATATCAAAATGTGACGACTTGGCGACACCAGTCTTACTGAAATTTGCGGTAATGTCGTTTGCGCTAAATGGCATTATTTTAACATCCTTCGGCTATCTGCGAATACTTTCGATTTTCTGGCTTTCTGGAATCTTTCTGTTGGTAAAAATAATGCTGTATCCCATTCAGTCGAGTTTATCTCAATAAAATCTGACTTGACCTGACTTGAAAGATAATGTTTGAAAGTCGGTTTAAAAAACTTAAATTTAGAAGCACTATTTAGTACATCATAAGAGATCTTCAACTTAGTTGACTCATCATATTTGGTGTTATTTGTAACATCATACAGCGCATCCATTAACCTTGCTCGAAGCTGTGGTGGAAGGTAATGTAAATTGATACCATAGAATCCACCTGCTGCTGGTCCAACCATAAAGATCAATGGAAATGCATCGTAGTATGGCAGAGTCTTAGATCCTTTTGGATCGTATTTAAAATGATACATGCGTCCAATAAGAACACGTTTCTTAGTGTCCATATCAGAAAGCATGTTTGATGGATATGCTGCTGCACTCCTCACATTCCTAGCTTTGTCTCTATACCAGTCGCGTGCTGCTTGTGTACGAGCTGGGATCTGTCCCTGCCGCACACCTTTAAGTAACATGTCATCAAATACTGAAGCGATAATCTTATCCTCTTGTTGATACTATTTAGGAGTCTTCTTCTTAAACAATTCTTTTTCAGTTAAAATCTGAAACTTCCAATTTCTGTCCTTACAATACTCCATGGCAGCTTCCCACTTAGCCTGATTCACTCCCCACGTTTTAACTTCATTTAAATACTTCTTTGTTAATCTTTTCTGTGCTTTGGGGGCGTGTGTCTGTCCATATGGCTTCACTTCAATCATGATGACTTCTTTGTTGGTTGTCTTAATTACAAAGTCAACAAAGTATCTGTGTTTCTTCCCATCAATGGGTGATCTGTATGGGATAGGGAATGGTTCTGAAACCCACCAAATTATATCTGGATTCTTATCAAAGTATGTCATACAATTTAATTCCCATGACGAGCGATATGTTATGTCACTTGCATCACCTTTATACTTCTCTGGAAACTTACATTGATACTTACCTTTATAGAATTGAGCCATAATTTGCCTTATAAATAGAGAGTTATCACTACACTTGCCCATATTTATAAAGGTAAACAGAATGCCAAAGATCAATTTAAAACAAGCCTTCACTTCCGCAAAGAATGATGCCGTAGCGTCAGCCCAAGGTAAACTCGAATCGTTAGCGGGTGCTGCAGGTAAAGGTATGTTTGGTGTGTCGATTGGTAAGAATGGTATATCTATTAATGCCAACTTCAATGAACTCTTAGCTAAGAAGACGACAGGTAACTTAGTTAAAAGCCCATTAGCAGTACTATTCAATAACCCCAAAATAAAAGATCAATTACAGTTTCCATCAACCTTGGATAATGATCATTATATGATCTTCAGCGTTGTTGAGACAGACAGAGCCAATCGTTCTGTAGCACCTACCACCACAGTAACAAGAAATATAATTCTCCCAATTCCAGGAAACCTTGGTGTTTCTTACGGTGCAGATTATGAGAATGCTGAGCTTGGAAACTTTGGCGCATTTATTACAGGCGATTTAAATACTACTGGTGCTGGGAATGATGTTGCTAATCTGCTCAAACAAAAGTTTCAAGGTTTGAAGAGTGAGCTCAAGGGTGGTGAAGGCGATTCATTAAAAGAAGCACAAGGTATTGGTGCAGCTGCAGCAGCAACTGCAGTCGGTGCGTCTGCTGGTGGGGCTATCGGTGCATTGACTGCAGGTATTACTGGTGCTGCTACCGCTCAAGCAATAGGTAAGAAAGAAGGGTTGGCATTAAACCCTCATATGGCTGTATTGTTTAAGGGTGTTGGATTTAGAGAGCATTCATTCACATACAAATTTGTTGCTCGAAACTCAGATGAGTCTGAACAGATTAAAAAAATAATCAACACATTTAAGTACCATATGCATCCAGATTATTTTGCTGGCAATATATCTTTCAGTTATCCTGACGAGTTTCAAATAAACTTTGCTGATGCTATCTCATCAAACCTATACAGTATCGGTAAATCTGTATTGAAAGGTATGGATGTTAATTATAACTCACAAGGTGTTCCATTATTTTTTGAAGATACTGGTGCTCCTGTGTCAATTGAAGTTACATTAAACTTCCAAGAAATAAAAATTATCACAAAGAGTGATATGGATAACCCAAATACAACTGGTGTTTCTATTGGGGGCGAATCATAATGTCAAATTACTTTTCTTATTTCCCAACTACTAAGCATGACATTAAGAATGATGGAAGCGATGTTGAATTAACGAACATCCTTCGCAGGTTTAAAATTGATTCTGAATTAAAGTCGCGTTCTGAAGTTTTCTATAACTATCAAATACAAGATGGTGACAGACCAGATACAATTGCTGAAAAGTATTATGGCAACGCCAAATATGCATGGCTTGTTCTACACTTCAATGAGATAGAAGATGCAATTTTTGATTGGCCATTGTTTGGTGACAACTTTGAAAACTATATAATTGGCAAATATGGTTCTATCGCGACAGCACAAAGCACCATACATGAATACAGAATCTTTCTCACATATAAAGATGAGTCTGGTGTAAAGACTCCAGCAAAAAAGAGAATTAAATTTGACGGTTCTATAATAGAAGAGCGAACTGTTGTTGTTGATCAGACAACGTTTAACGCTACCGAAGCTGCCTACAAATACAATGCTACTGGCATATCTAAATATGATCATGAAATTAAATTGAATGATAATAAGAGAGATATCTCTTTGCTTGATGTTAAGTATCTAGAAACAGTACGCGATGAAGTTGAGACAATTCTTAGGAATGGTGTTTAATGACGACAGCAACAAGACCAACTCAGCGTGGATATAGAAAGGCTGGGGACATTGATATCCGAGCTTTCTCGCTTATATCTGGAGCTGGGCAGATTATTGATATTGAAGGGTTGGTAGCAGACTTCAGTATATACCAAGACATTGAATCACACTACATGAAGTGTGAGGTAACAATAACTGACTCTGTTGGTCTTATCAATTCACTATTGGGCAATCCAAACACCAAAGAGCTTGGTGGGTTTAATGGAAACGAATTTCTTCTTGTATCATTCAAATCAAATAGTGACGACCTAGATTACAAAAACTTTCTGTTTTCTTTATACCAATTAACTGATAGACAAAGAATAGAAGAAAGAAATGAAGCATATGTTATTTCTGGCATCAGCACCGAAGCATACTCAACAGCATCAAGAAAAATAAACCGAGCATTCGGTAGACAAGGCGGCAACCTGATCTCTAATATGGTCACAGCTGTTTATAACGAGTTCTTTAATAGTAACCAGTTACAAGGCTTGTATCGAAACATCAGCCAGTTAGCGGGCGTGCAAGTGAGTAAAGGGTTTGAGTGTGACGAGACTGTTGGACTTCACAAGTATATTGTCCCTAGCCTCACGATCGACGATACTATTGACTTCTTTGCTGATGAATCTGACTCGGCTGATCATGTTCCGCTGTATAACTTCTTCGAAAATACTAACGGTTATCAATACAAAAACATAAGCAATCTTGTGACACAAGCACCGATCGCCATGTTCGCATACGCTCCTTCTAACAATACGTCAGAAGTAGGATCTGCTAACGAGAATGATGACCTGCGAAAAATAAGATCATTCCTTGTTGTTAAGCAAACTGACTTCTTAGACAACCTTGATGGTGGGTTATATAATTCACAATCAATACATCT